AACTCACTCATTTTTTTGGTTACAAAATTAGTTTATAGTGAGTTACCGACAGATACGACAAATGAAGCCAAACGATGCAAAATTTAGGTTTCGCAAAAAAATTGCATCATCACACGGGTAATGATGTGGTAACTGAACTTTTGCGTCATTTGTCTATATTATGGTTTTCTTTGGCTTTTTGCCGAGAGAAAAATATAGCATAACGAACGCTGTTCCAGTACATTCGCTACGCTTTTCTCAAATTTACTATTTCGCTATGTGTTTATTTTAAATTAATTGTTACATTTGCACCGGGATAGACAAGAGTAATTAACTTGTTGATAAGGAGTTTTCTGGCCTCCTTCCCATTCTTTTTTTTACTGCCAGTGTCACTTTAAAAACAGATAAAATGACTAATGAAGAGTTTTTAAAAAGTATCACCTTGGAAGGTGAAATGTGGAAGGATGTAGCCGGTTATGAAGGTTGCTACATGGTGTCCAATTTTGGAAGAGTCATGTCGTTGGGGAGGGAAGTTCCTAACAGCGATAAAAGCAATAGAATCATTCGTCCGTCTATAATGTCTTTGAATATTAAAAATGCAAAGAGAAAATCATCTATATACCAAACATATACTGCACATTTGTGCAAGAATCGTATCAGGAAGGATATTATCGTACACAGGTTAGTTGCCTGTGTTTTCATAGAAAATCCCAACAATTATCCCTCCATAGACCACATAGATGGTAACCCTATGAACAACCATGTTTCAAATCTAAGATGGTGTACGAACACGATAAATATGAATAACCCTATCACTAGGAGTAGAATAAGTTTATCTAAAAAAGGTAAATATAACACTCCAAAGAGTATGCCAGTAGTTCAAATCATGAATGGAGAGCTGATTAACACGTTTCCATCCATAATGGAGGCAACTAGACATGGATTCACACATAGTTCTGTACTACAATGTTGTAGAGGAAAATTACACCATCATAAAGGATTCGAATGGATGTTCTTATCCGATTACAAAAATCTTATCAACAAGTCAAAGAACTCTAGTTTAACCGATCATGATTAGCAACCGCAACCACAACCATCATTTGCATACCCAACACCATAAGGGTTATATCCGTAAGGCATGTTAGGCGGACAGGTCAGGTACGCAGGCACAGGGCATGGAGTTTTTAACTGACCAACCAAGTTCTGAGTCTGTTGTTGCAATAACGCAGACGTTTCAAGAGCGGTTTTCTCTTGTTGTAACGTGTTTATACGATTTTGCATCTCTCTCATTTCCAACTGACAGAATTTATCTTGGATCAAAGAAGTTTGGCTATCTATCTTAGCACCAAGCATTTGGAAATTATCACGCTCTGCATTGTTCAAAGCGATGAAGTTTTGGTTCATCGTGTTCTGCAACGTGTTCGTCTGGTTCACGGTCGCTAGCTGGCTCTCGTAACCTTGACGCTCGATAGCGGTACGAACATCGCAGCAACATGAGGCGATCTGGTTTGCAAGCGTGCAGTTCCCGGCTTGGATAGCGTTGATAACCTGTTGACCGCTCATACCAACTTGGTTACCCACGTTGCACAAGCTCATGTTCAAGGTGTTGATACCGTCTTGGATTTGCCCGGTAGTACATCCTAGTTGAGTTGACAACTGACTGATAGCGTTTCCGTTACCTTGGATAGCTGACATCAACAGTTCACGAGTGGAGTCGTTGTTCAGGATGTTTAATCCCTCTCCCCCACCATTACCACGGTTTCCGAAGAATCCACCGTTATTATTTCCACCCCATCCCATCAAGATAAACAGTAACAAGATGGCGAAGAAGTCATTGCCGAACCCGTCACGACCGTTCCCGTCACGGTTGCCAAGCATGGCCAAGATGTTGGGGTCAATACCCTTGTTGTTGTTCATTAACGCCGGTAAAATGGCGGTAAGATCGGCACGCCCACCGGTAGAAGGTTCGCCGAACATGAAAATCTTTTCACTTCCCATAAAAATGAGTTTTTTGGTTAAACGAATATTTTATCTCGATAAAATTACGGGAAGGTAGATCGGGGTTCAATTACCTTGCATAATAAAGAAAAGCACCTGACCGAGGGAGAAACTTTTAAGAATAACCGATACACAAGAAGATACGAGCGCAAACTTGCTAAAGCACAGCGACATCTTTCCCGTAAGAAGAAAGGCAGCAGAGGGTTTGAAAACCAAAGGCTCAAAGTTGCCAAACTTCACGAAAAGATTGCCAATTGCCGTGCAGACTATCTTCATAAGTGCTCCATCTCTCTTGTTAGAAGATACGATACCATCTGCGTCGAGGATTTGAATGTAAAGGGTATGGAGAGAAATCATCACCTTGCCAAATCCATTACTGATGCAAGCTGGGGCAGTTTCGTTTCCATGCTTACCTACAAGGCAGAATGGAACGGCAAAAAGGTTGTGAAAATAGACCGATACTTCCCATCCTCGCAGACTTGTAATGTCTGTGGATATGTCAACAAACAGACTAAAGACTTTTCTGTCCGTGAGTGGGAGTGTCCTGTTTGTCATACTCATCATAACCGTGATGTTAATGCTGCTATCAATATTCTTCGTTTCGGATTAAACCATATATCGGCAGGAACTGTCGATTACACGGGTGGAGAGGGAGTAAGAACCAATCTTTTGAAAGGCCGTTCCTCTGCGAAACCCGAAGCCCATGAGTCTTTAGCTCGTGGGTAGTTCACTAAAGTACTGGTCAATGTATTTCCTCTTGTCTAGATTTTCCTCGAACAAATCTCTAGGAATGGAACCTTCAAGGGATGACAGGTATTCCATGCAGGTGTGCATCACGTCAATCGTGGCGGTGGGGGAGATGTTGTAGAATCGTTTGAGTATTCTTTTCATCTTCCTGTCGTTCAACTTGTTCTTTTCCTTGATTCTTATGAACATGGAATTATACATGTTGTACGTCGTCTCTTCCTCCCCCTCCTTTTTCGGTTGTACCAGTGAACTCTTGGCCCTTCGGTACATCATTAACCTTGAGAACAGGGTGGTGAAGTCGTACACCTTGATCACCCTGTTAAGAAACTCCGGTGTCCTTACCCTTTGTTTCATGTTTCTAACTATCTCATTTTTGAAATCCACCATAACTTACCACGTTTTCGTATCTAACTTCTTGTTTCTCTCTCTTGAACCACAGGGTGGGAGGGTTGTCGGTCTTGGATGGCTCGACAGCCACCAGTTCCCACCCCGCTTCTCCTATCATATCTAGCTCCCTGTAACCAACCTCACGGTATATCCTCTTGTATTCAAACTTCTTCATATCTCTCTATTGGAAAATCCCACAATGATAACTTGCCGGAACATGGTATTGGTTTCACGAATTGCACCGGGTTAGCCAGTACCCAGTTGTACACGACACGCTTCTTGGGAAGGGGGAAGGTGGGGGATAAGACATTAAATATCTCGTCATCATGTTCTGCCCACACCGACTCGTGGTATACCACGCAATCAACAAGATCAACCCTCCCGATGATAGCTCCCACGTGAGTCAATTGCTCTCTCACCACTTCATCGTACTCTTCTCCTACCGCTTCTAGTTGTTCTTTCGTAAGAAAGCTTTTCAGGTTACCTCCATATATCATCTTGGAGGCGTGAATCAACAACGGGCCACGATAATCCGTTCTCCACGGACGGTTCTCGATGTCTTTAATCCCGTGAACTATCAACGATGCCCACGGCTGTTTAATCGTTAGTGCTTTCATAACATCATCTGTTATTTAGAAATTTGTTCACGAAATAAATCTGTCCCTTCCCCGTTACTTTCGTGGTGGTAGTAACTAGAATGTCACCAGAAGGCTTGGTGATAGATGTCTTCTTGATCTCGAATAATCCCATCTCCATCGCTTTTTGGGTGGGTTGGTTGTATGATTCACCGAACTTGCACAAGTACCCGTTATTTCTCAACCATGCGTATAGCCTGTTCTCTCCAGTGTCCACGCCATTTTGCTTGATCAACTTAGCTAGTTCACGAATCAAACATGATTTAGTTGAAGTGGCTACCGCATCGGAAAATAATACCTTAGGGGCTTGTTCTTTCAGTTGTTTTTGTTGTTTCTCTATCTCTTCTGCCTGTTTAGCCGCAAGCATCAATGCCTCAGAGAAGGATTGAGGAATCTGGAAGCCTCCCCCACCCAGTTGCATTGCCCTGAATTTCTTCTCCGCCTCGATGAAATATTGACGAGCCTGTTTCCCCTTCTCGTTGCGCTGGATCATGGATATTTCTTTGGCACAATCAATAGTTAACGCATAATCTAGTTGAGGTCTACCGCCTTGAGGTTTTTCACTTTTTTGTGATAAACTCACGTAATCAATGTTTTCCGAGAATCCATACTCGAACATTCTTTCCGCCCACATTGTAAACGGTGTCTGTATATCTAAGAAAGCATACAATTCTCTAGCTGATACAACCTGTCTTCCGTCTACTTCTGTAATTTTAATAATCTCGTTCATACTATTTTAATTTTGATAATATATTAGAATTTTCAAACACCCACAATTTAGCTTTTGGACCCCCACCCATCATAAGCATCTCGATAGCAAGTACAGGATGTAACCACGTGGCAGCTCCTCTCCCCTTGTCTTTCTTTATCACGCTCTCTTCTTTAAGAGTAGATATTAATTCTTTCACGGGATTAGAATTCAACCATTGAGTGGCGTTAAATACTGATTTGTTCTCTTCTATACGAATCCTGTTTATTATATTGCAAATATCAGAACTTCGCACGTAATTTTTGTCTTCACTTATGCGGACTCTATGCCACATTTCAGTAATAATTTCATTTATTTCCATGATATTAAAATTAAATTTGACTTTGCAAATATACAAATAATATTGAGAAAAACAATATATCTGGATATATTTTATTGTTGATAAAAATGTATTCCATAAATTTCTATTTAGTAAAATTTTATATCAAAAAAATAACCATGATGTTACTATTTGAATCATAGTGTTTTATAAAAACGGGAATTCCCGTTTTTATCGTAACTTATTGATAATCAGTAAAAGCTAAAATTAGTTAAAATAGTATATGTGTACTGCATTTTAAAGTATACCCTGAAACGGGGTACACCTCCCCTCCCCACCAGTAAGGTCAGCTGACCTCGAAAATTCCGAGGTCAGGTACCTAACGTCGGTTATCCCGACGGCAGTCCGAAACGGTTTTACCCGCTTCGCCTGATAATCAGCCGATATGGGAATTCACATATCGGGAAATAAAAAAGATACCCACCCTTGGTGGGGGTGGGCATACTTGATAACTACCAATATAAAGCTAACTATCCACTCAAACTTTCTTGTGTTTGATTTTAAGCATGTCAATGTAGCGATAAAGCCTTTCTTTCGTTGGCTTGAGTCCACATCTTGATATTTTACTGTTAAACGCACTGTCAGTCTTACCAGTGATCTTCTTCGCTTGCTCATAATTTACTTTAACGTTGAGGTATGGTTTAAGTACCTCGGTCATTGCATCTATATCATCCTCCGTGATGTTGTCACAATAACCATTATCAATCATGTCGGCGAAGTGCCTGAACAATCTACTTAGATTCGTCAATTTTACAGCACCCATACTTGAAGTATAAAATGGTTGAAGTTATGGCTGAAACTATCCAAAGCCCAGCAACAACACACAAGAACAATAACGCATCAATATATTCTGGAACTAACAATACTATATATTGTAGTATTGATGTTACCAGTAAGTTAAGAATCAAAATTCTATGCCACGAACAAAACTTGAATCTCTTTGATAGATTCATGAGATACAAGTCAAGAATGGAAGAATGCCCGAATAGCACGTTTGTCTCATATATGTTTACACATGTAAACTGACATACTATAACAACTATCAAATAGATGTTAAGTAGGATAGGCATTAATTTCGTGAATAAAACGGTCGTCTTCATTTCTTACCTTTTGTTCCTTGTTTTCTTCTTATCGTGTCATTTGGGGTGGGGAATGATGCTGGTATCATAATATCTAACCTTCTCTTCCCTTGATTTGCTGGAATTTTTATTGCTGTTTTCCTAGCCATAGTTACTTACTTTACTTTTTACCTAGTCTTTTACTCGTGTTCGGTTTCGTTGGAAACGATGCGGGAACCGAGAAATACTTGACTCTCTTTCCCGGTTCCTTGCTTGATGTCGTTTTCATGTTTCTAGCCATACGCTTTTATTTACGTCATAAATATACGAAATGCTTCTCTTTTAAAAAGCTAAACCGCTACTTTTAAACGCCTTTCTAGTGTTACTCTCACGTTCCTTGTTAGCCTCCTGCCGGCGCTTGTAATTGGCGCCATCCTTGAGTATTGTTCTAAGGTTGGCAGTGAACACGTTCGGGACGATGAAGGTCATCAGCTCGAAGAATGCCCCACACGCCCGGAGGAACTCTTCTTCCGAGTCAGTTAGAGGCTCGTTATGTCCCGCACGATCGTATATCTTCCATGCCATGTCGATGTTGTCACCTATGGAGTTCATGAATATACCGATAGCCGGTAACACTTCCTCGAACAACTCTCCCAGCTTGATGTTATACGGGTTCTGCGGTCTGGCGTAAGTAGCCCACCCGGCGATCTTGGTTATGCCCTCGAACGTCTCTTCATCTATGGCCCCTATCTGTTCTGCAAACTTGACACCACCCAGTATGAACGATGCCGCCATGTCAGCGACTGTACCGTACCTCCCTAGGAATATACCAGCTAGACCGATGGCACCACTCTTCAACGTTCTCTCCTGCATGACATCCCATACCGAATCGTCATCGTCCCCATCGAAAGCGAGGGATGCTAGGTAAGCACCGATCAACGGCTTGGTGATATTGTAGGCGATACTACGCGTGAAACGGCTGGTAAGCATCCCCAGACCGTCGAGAAACATCTTCGAGTTGTTCTGGTTGGCTCCCTGTACCATTCGTCCCCACCCCACCTTTATCATCTCGACTTCCTTTATGGAGTAGGACATCATGAATCCAACCCACCTACCTAGCACCTCGTCACGGGATATGTTCTTGCTCCACGGGGTCAAACGGGTTTTAGACGCTTGAGACACGGGAGCCACGGTGTTGAACGATTCCTGCGTTCTCTTCATGGCGTCACGGTGGGCGTTCCTGAAATCCTTGGCTATATCCCTGCGGTACTTGTCATCCTTTTGCCACCTGTCAATATCAAGCCCGGAACCGTTAAGCTCGTTGAACCTGTTATTGAATATCTTGATGTACATGTTGGAAGAAGTGATAAGGTCCGGGAACCTGATCCAAGCGTCTATTATCTTGGCGTTCTTCCCGGTTTTCTTCCCGTAAGCGTCACGTGTAAGCTCGCTATACTTGGACATCATCTTGGCATCAGGAACGGAATAGAACTCGTACATGTCCCTCATGGCTTGCTGCTGCTGGATGTTCTTGACCATCGTCACGGGGTTCACGCTGATACCGTCACTTATGATCGCTCCCCCAACGTTGGTCACTATCTCGGTTGCCATCTTGGCGGGGTTCACGAGCAAGGCTGTACGGGCGGCACTACTTATGTACTTGTTAAACTTGTTCCAGTTGTTATTCGTCCGGTTGTGGAAGTTATCAAGGTGATAGGTGGATATTATACGATCCTTTATCGTGTTTACGTACGCGTTTAATATCATCTTCTCGTCCTTGTTCGTTCCCGGCCTGTTCATCCTGTCCTTGAAAGCCTTCACCACGGCGTTGTACGGGTGTACCACGTTGAATTCCATCGTGGCTTCCTCTATCGAGCGAGTGACCATCGAGGCGATGTCGAAATTCACCTTGTGGATACCTCCCCTTCTCGAATGTATGGCGTGTGCTGCCGGTAACTGACCACCCCAGTTCTCGTTGGCCATCTCCTGTATGGTCTCTATTGCTTGTATGTCCGTGCTACCACCAGTGGATTGACGGGGGGCGTAATCAACTTGATCGAACCCGGTGTCGTACCCACGGAAGGCGGCGCTCGCGATGTTCATGTCTCTTAGCTCGCCGTCGAATATCTGGCGGGCGGCGTTGATAAGGGTTCTCACGGCCTTGGCATCACGGGCGGGGAGAGCGTCAATCGTCTTGTCGATGTTAACCGATCCATCCTCGTTAAGCACGAACAATTCCGTGGCGTTATTTATCCTTCTAGTCTCCACGGCATCACGAGCGGCAATATCGTTCTTCACCGTCAAGAACCACGAGTGATTCAGCTTGGACACCCCCTCCTTCCCAACGAGGTCGTTCTTCTGGTAGTTATTCTCTATCATTAGCATCCCGGCGAGGTCCATCATCGTTCGTCCCCTAGTGTTTAACACTCCCACGGGAAGAACGTAATACTTGCTGAACTCTTCCAGCGCCGACGCCCACGGTTTCAACATTCTAGCTTGAGCCACGTGAGCCTGTATGGTTGCCGGTTCTATGTACTTGGTCACTATGTTGTCGTAGATGGGGGTAGAATAGTTATCCCACAGCATGTACTCGGCGGTGTTCAAGTCACGAATATCAAGCGCTTTCTGTAACTTGTAAGCACGATCCCGCCACTTCTCCATCTTTCCACTGTTAACTAGAGCTTCTAGTTTAGGATCAATCTCGTTCTTGAAGGACTCGAACATGTCGTGTCGGGCGAGGTCCTCTTGAGCCTGTACCAGCTCGCGGGTGATATACCCGTTGTTCAAGTTATACAGGGCGTTATAGAGCCTGTTAAGCTGGAAATTAGTCAGGGTTGGTATATACTCGGCGTTAGATAATATACTAGATACCGTCACGGAGAGGGGGGAAGTACCCATCGGGTACATCTGGTAAGCGTCTTCCAGCTCCATGCCTACCATCTCTTCCACGTTATCACGCACCTTCTGGTTCATCTTCTCGAATCCCTTCTCTCCCGTCATGAAGTTGTCAATCTTCTCGGAGATGGATTGCAGGTCATTTTCGGATATTTGATCGTTCTCGTATAACCTGAACGCCTTGTTTCGTATGTTGTTTATAGACCTCAGGTATCTATTCATGTCCTTGAACGAGGCCTCGTCCAGCTCGTTAGACATCTTGCTTATTCTCTTGTCAACGTTTTGCAAGAATCTATCCACGGATTCCGGGGTCAGCTTGTTCTTCCCCTCCCCCTCTTCAACCTTGTAGATGTCCACTAGGTATTCTGTCAGCTCGGAGAATCTCCCGTCCTGTATGTCGGCAACCACGTTGTTGAACATGTCGAGGTCTCCCGGGGTCATGTTGTCCGTGGGAGTGTCAAGGAAATCTAGCAATTGCTGTTTCTTCGCCTTGGTCATGTTGGAGCGTCTCACGGCCTGTTTCGCCTTCTTCACGTCGTTGCCACGCTCTTCAAGCGTTGCCTTCTGTTGTTGCTCGTTAATCATCCTCTCCACCTCGTTAACAAGATTCTGGTACTTTGCCTGAGTCTTTATACCTCCCGCCAGCTTGGACATTATCTTCCGGTACTGGGCGGGAGTTAACAGGTTCTGCCCCTCCCTGATTACCCCACGAATCTTCTTGAGGCGACTGGTGAGGTCACCGGCGCCCTTCCTGTAAGCGCCTATACCTAGCTGTCGAACCTTGTTCCTCAATCGAGCGGTGGCCTCCTTGGTAGTCACCGGTTTCTTGTTGATCTTGTACGGTGTTTCTCGTATGTAAGGAGTTACCTCGTCCCCGAATATCTCCTCGTGGTTATCGTTGAATTCTTCCTCGGCCATCTTCTTCTCTTCCTTGGTCAACGACTTCCACTCGTCACTCTTCTTCACCTCTTCCCACGCGAGTTCCTTGGGGGCTATACCCTCGTCCTTGTACTTATCGTAGTAGTCTCTCGCCACCTGCATGGGCAGCTTGTCGAGGGTGGGAGTCTTACTTACTTCCTCTTCTTGTTGTTGGAGTGTACTTTCAGTCCCGTTGACTTCTGACACACCGCCCACGGGTTCACTTTCTTCCCCGACTTGCTGTTCTGTGCCTTCACTTTCCGAACGCACCTCTCTAGTTTCGCTGGCATCTTGATTAATTTTACCTTGTTCAACTTCTTTATCTTCACTCTTGACCTCTTCTTGGATGGGGGTGAGGTCGTTATAATCAACGATAACACGGTTTCCCCCGGCGTCCTCCACCTCTACCTTCCCCTCCTCTTGTACCGTTGTATCAGTAGCTTGCACTTCCTTGCCTTGATACATGAACCTTTCTCCTTCCGCTTGGAAGTTAGCATCACTCATGGCGTCTTGCAATCCCGTCAGGTGATCACGCAAATCAAGTTCCACGGCGTTCTTGAAGTAATTCAAAGCGTTAGTGGCTAAATCCTTCTGCTCTTTAACTTTCTCCCCACCCGCCGTGAACTCGTCATACAGCCCGTTTATGGCCCCGTTTATCTCGTTCGTGGCGTCTTCTACCTTGGTGTCCACGGTAAGTTCACCGTCAGCTATCAAGTTATCTATCCGTTCTTTTAACTCGGACGGGATCATCTTCCCGTACTTGTTGGCACGGAATCGTATTTCCTCGGTGCGGGGAGGGGCTTTTCTAGCCTTGTTAGCAATCCACCCCGATCCTGATAACCCGGTAGACATTAACGCTATCGAGTATACCATCTCCAAGTCATCCGGTTTTATAAACTCTCTCGTCAAGTATTCAGATTCTCCCCTGTCTATCGCCGTCCACGATCCTCTCACCACGTCACCGAATTTCTCTTCTAACATCTCCTCCGCCATACCTTTTATCCAACCCGTGAATCCTCTCTGCCCGTAACCTGCGAAACCTCCACGATACATGATCTGGTCAAGACCACGTCTAAGAGCGCTCTTGTTTATGGATTCCCTGATGGTGTTCACCGGTTTCCCGGGCATGAACAATCGCTCGGAGAAATTCTCCACGAACTGGTCTCCAAAATTGTTAAATATGGCGGTTTTAACGTCCACCCCGTTCGTTATGTCGTTGGCAACGTTAGCCATGAACGTTGGGCTTACTAGGGTTTGAGCGGCAGCTTCAGTAGAGTTTTTAGCCGCCCACGTGCTGAATTTCCCGGCAGCTTTGCCTACCCTCGTTCCGGCTACCTTCTCGACAGCTTTAGTGGCAACGTTAGCCGCTTTTGAAGACACGATCTTGCCACTGAAATCTATCGCCCTGTCAACAATCTTGGAGTTGGACAATGATTTAACTAGAGAGCTGGCACCGATCTTCCTTCCAGCTATCGTGGCCCCTCCCCTGATCGCGGTCTTCCCCAGCCCGACGAGACCACCGGTAAGGGCGAACTCGGTCATGAAACCTATCGATTGTCCCATACCGTAACCAACCCTGAACGACGTGTTCGTGGCTCTCGATAATTCTTCTTGAGCCTGTATGTTTAACTGGAACGCGTTAAGCAAGTTAATGTCATCTTGAGAGAATTGCTCGTCCATCAACCTTCTTACCTCCTCGTTAATGTACCCTTGTTTCACGGCTACCTCGGCAGCGCTGTCGGGGGGTAACATTTCCCCGTCGGAGTACACGGGATGATCCCGGTACCTCCACTCGGGGTGTCGTGACATCACGTCCTCGTAAATTCCTTCAAGCCTCTGGTTAACGTTCCTTACTCTCTCGTTCTGCCCGAGACGCTGGTTCAGCAATATCAAGTTTGAGGCGTAATCTTTCAACCCCTCCCCGATACCGAGTGCCATGTTCGCCCCTCCTTCTTCCACCTTCTCCACCAGTTCGAGAGTCTTTCGGGTGTTATCGCTTAATATCAAGGAAGCGTTCGCCTCCCCGAATTCCCTCATGTTCTCTCCTGATATGGCGAGGGGATCGTACGTCATGGACTTCCATACACTCTCATTTCGGTCTTTCTCCCTGCGATCCCAGTACTTGTCACTTTCAGCCTCGGCTATCTTGTATATCTCTTCGTTCTGTTTCTTCATGTCGGAGATGGTGGGATTCATCCTCTCCACCTCGTTGGGATCAAGGTACGTCTCGTTAAGCAACAACTGGTACTTGGCTCGCTCCTCCCCCGGTACCACGTAAGTCTTCCGTTCCGGGTCGTACACCATGCCAAGGTTACTAGCCAGTCTTTTAGCGTAATCGTTTATCTCGTTGTTCGTGCCTCCGGCTTCATCAATCCGTCTCTGGACACGACTAGAGAACATCCTCTCCTTCTGGAACGGGGTCAGCTCCCCCTGAGACTTGTAATAATCATCAAGGGCGCCTAGAGACGTTTCCAGCCTGAACTCTTGTCTTTCATCGGCGTTCTCCGGCAAGAACAACTTGCGCTCGTCGGGGGTGAAGTACCCGTACGTTGACTTCATGTACTTCGGGTCTATGACATCGTAATTGTCATACAACTTCTCCATGTACTTGTCGTTAACGGACCCCTCTGGAAAACCTATTGATTTGGCCAGCGTCTTCATGAGCTTGGTGGGGTCTCCTCCCGTCCCTTCCCAAGCGCTGTTCACGTAATCATCGGTGACGTTAGACGTGTCAATACCCTGATCGTTGGCGAAGTCTAACAGTATATCCTTGTATAATGTCTTGTCTACCTTTCTACCGTCATTCATGATACTCTAGTTTTGACCGAAAGAAGGAAGTCCTCTCGATCCATTATTACTTCTAACCGTGATACTTCTACTAGTTTGGTTCCCGCCTCTTCTAGCCCCGATCAAGAATTGAGGATTATTCACTCTTGCACCGCCAGTTGAAGTGGCCATTGAGGTAATCTTCCCAAGTTCGTTAATTATCTTTCCAGCAAATTTCTCTGGATCATTGTACCGTATAGCGAACACCTCGTTACCTTCCCTGTCTTCAAGCACTAAATCCTGTCCCCTCCAAAAGAACAAGTCATCCGTCCTGACATTACCTTGAAGCGCACCGCTATTAATCATTTCTTGCAACGTTGCCCTAATACTTTCCTTGGTTGATGTCCCCTTGTTCTTCCCTTCTATTATATCGTTAGATATAGAACGTATCTTTTCTATGTAAGGAGATATTACGGGGTCATTCTCTATGTCGCCGTACTCGTTAACACGTTTACCAATCACCCTAGGAGATACGTTAAAATTAAACCCGTTCAGTATGTCAGAATCGAGTAACTTCTCGCCAGATTGAGCGCCACCGTTCCAGTAGTCCTTGAGATATAAAGTGGCTTGCTTGACAGATTCAGGATCATCCATCTTGAAGCTAATGTCAAAACCTTGATCAAATTTAGATGACGCCTGTCCTTGTCGTTTCTTACTCTCGCTAACGAAATGCAATGTAGTGACATCACCGGCGGAAGATATACCTTCAAGTTGAGCCTTCACGTTCTCTCCATCCTTGTTCACGTAAGATATAGATTTAGTACCAACGAACCTTTGAATGGCATCTTTCTCTCCATTAAGCGCTCTCTGTATGTAATCAAGAGCCACATCAACATTCTCCATCTTTCTACTTTCAGAGTAACTAACGTAGTTCGGGTCTTTCTGCAACGATTGTTTCACGTTTTGGTCTGCCGCCATAGCCACACGATCAACGAAATGAGCCTTGGCTTGTTCGGGAGTATCCCATAACCCTATCGCAACCCCTTTCTGCATGTAAGGATTGGTTTCGTAATTATTACGGAACGTCGATTCCCAGTAATCACCCGCCCTTTGTTTTATATTATTAAGGTTAGTGGACTCTATATTGAGTATGTTGCCGTCAGGGGTTCTCTGGAAACTTCTCACTACGGAATCACCTATCTGCTTGATGGAATTATTCATCAACCCGTCAAGGTCCACGAACGGTTTCAGTTTTCCGCTTAATTTAGCCTTTAGCTCCGATGGAGAACCTGACGCTATCGGCCTACCTTTCCTGTCATATATAGTATAGTTTAACATCCCGTTTTGGTACCACATGTCAATACTATCTCCAATACTATAAATACCGGTGCTTTTCTGTTTAACACCATTCTCGCCGGCAGACATGATAGCGTATCCTATGTCGTTCACCAGATCGGCGTTCATCACTTCATCTATACCCCCCTTCCCCGTATTTGCAAGGCCTTTAAGGAACCCTTGAAAATCTTTCATCTGGTTGGTGTAAGATGCAGCCTTGTTCTTCATGTCACCGATCTTTACCATGATCTCTGACTTGCGAGTGGGGGTGATAAGCGGGTTCGCCAGCTCCCTTCTCATGTCAGCTATCTCGTTCTGGGTATGCTCCATCAATATCGCTATACTGTCCCTGTCGAAAGCCTGTGGTTGAAGGTCTAGCGCTCCGGTAGCCAGCTTGTCAAATTCTTTCAAGTTAGCTTGTAATTCATCTTGAGCCTCTTTCGCTTGTTTGGCGTATAATTTTTCTTGCTCAAGCTCCATAGCTTTTAGTTGCATCCCCATGTTAAGGGAATTCATCGCGGTTTGCCCGAAGTCGGCCTCTATGGGTTTTACACCCATGTAAGCCTCTCCTGTATATTGATTCGCCATGTTACTTCAATTTTAAAGTTGGTTGAGGTGGCATTACTGATGTTACCGGGGTTCCAGTACCCGTGAATTTACCCAAGTCATTCACTCCCAGTGATCCGGTTGATGTCATGGGATCAACGTTCTTTCTTCTGGTCAAGTCAAGACCTGATAACATCCCGCCTATTGACTGCAAGCCACCTAGTGCCTCCGTCATTCCAGCGTACCGACCCTGTCTTCCCGCCTCGTACAAGGCACCGTAACCGGCAAGCTCCCGTTGTTCACGGTTCTCCCTAGCTTGGAATTCCCTGCTCTCTTGCTCGGCTGCCATGATTGCTTGTTGTTTTTGTAACTCGTACAACTGGTTCTGGAAATTAGCCGCCAGTTGTTCCTCTTGAGCGTAAGTTTGCTCCTGTATGCCGGGTAATAAAGACAATCCCCTCGCCCCGGCAGAGGATGCCTGTTCTGAATAGTTAGCCGACTCTTGCTGTACCCTCTTCAATTGTTGAACGTACTGGTCGGTTGGCGCGTCTACCGCCATGAGATAGTTGTTGAAATCTATCTCTTGGCGCTGGTAGTTGTCAATGTTCTTCTTCGCTTCTCTCGCCTGTTTCGCCTCTTTCACGGACTTGGCTACCCCTAAACCCGTTGATGCTAGCGCCGTTCCGGCGAGGATGATAGATGTCGCTGCTGCCATCACTTTAAAATTTTAATCATTTGAACCATGTTCGTGTCACTAATCTCGAAACCACATTTCTTGAGGCCGTTCACGAGACCGGCATCGTTAGAAGTGGTAAATATCGCTTCCACGCCCGTTGCCCGCAGCATGGATTCCAATTCCCCAACCAAGAATTCTTTCGCCCCCCTCTTCCGGGAAACGTCGATCTTCTTGCTTGTCAATAACCATTCTAGCCAGCATATCCCCGTTCCTGTCATGTACACGAAAGCCACGTACAACGGGCCTTCATCGTCTTCCACGATACAACCGGCGGGAAGAAAGGACGGGGGTACTGGCTTCCACCCCCACTCTTTCCACCATTCGCTTATCATGGCATGATCGGACGGTTCGTAATTCCTGATTTTAAATTTTCGATTCATCTATATCTAGTTGTATTGATTTAACGAGTAACTTCTCTTTGTCAACGCTAAAGTACGAAATTATTTCGAGATATTTCCCCCTGATAGCGTCACCGTTAACCCCGTCATCAACCTTGACGTAAAGCACCTGACCTTCCTTGATGTTCACCGGGTCTTCAAGAGTTATCTCGTCATCGTTTATCTCCTTGATGCGAGATACTTTTTCCCCGTCCTTGAACACGTCAAGCCCGGTATCCACGAGGTTCGCCGTGTAAGCCCTGAAAGTGTCAAGAGCCTCCTCGTCTCCAGCCGCCACGTAAAGCAATACCGGTTGAGACGTGCCTTCCGCCTTCGGGATGAACGATTCTAGCAAGTTCTCCTTCTTCTTGAAGTAAGATTGATCTATCGTTCTCTCCAAGTCAAACGTCTTGAACGTGGTGGTGGAGGGGGGGGTGTTGGATTCCATTACGATACTGTTATACACCTTGTTTGAATCCATGTACTCGTTGTTCACCATGTGAATCTTGCTCGTGACGGTCTTGCCCAGTAACAGGTTCTGGTATCCCGGTTCCCCTCCCATCCTTCTTATGATGGTATCCCTCGTGGAGAAACAGTAAGCGCCGGCTCTTGCCATGAGGTCAGGCGCCATGTCGTAGAATGACGTCCACCCGTCAACCGGCTCCATGAAGTTCACGCAACAATCTTTCATCCCCACGATGTACGAGGATGTCTTTGGATCGTAAGCGCCACACTTCACCCCGCTCGTGGTTAACTTGTCGTGGAAATAGTTAAGCATGCCGTAAGAACTGACGGGGAACAACCCGTTGATACTTTTCCGTATCACCTGACCCGTGTTCGTGTCAACGAAGAACCGGGAGTTTCCGTAACGTGAATAGGTCTCGTAGTGAGACATCCCGTAATCCTCGGCGTACTCTTGTTGCTCGCCGAAAGTGTCTTCCGACTTAGCAACGATCGGGCTACCGGTGGCGGAATTAAGTATATTCTTCTTGTACATCACCCGGCTGCACTTGTTCCTCTGGTACACGTCTATATCGGAACCTATGTCATCAATCTTCACTATCTCGCCGTATTTCTTGGAAAGATCAGTGTAATTGATCAGGGACTGGTTGAACGAGGCTAGACCGTTATCTTTCGTGTCCTCCACGTACGGCTCTGACACGGTAAGAGACGCGTACCTGTCCTCCCGGCTGTAATTATCCGATATGGCGTTCGGTCTTCCCAGAGTGGTGAACAACGTCCCGTTAGAGAACTTGTTTATCTCTCGTGCCGGACCGGTGGTAATCATCACGTCCCCGTCACTGTCTAGGACGTAGGAACCGGCAAGTCCCGCCGCCACGTCATGAATGCCGGGTATCTCTTGATAAACCACGGTATCGTCCTTGGTCTCGTACATGATAAGGTAGAAAACGGACGTGGTCCATCTCGATTCCTTCTTGAGTATGTCGTCTTCCGTGTACCCTTCCTTGGCTGAGGGTTCTATGATCAAGTAACGACCGTTGGGAACGTCCACCTTGTCAGGGTCTCCCATGTCAACCTTGGTACCGTCTGACAGCGTTACAGATAATTTTCCCGGTTCTCCCTGCACGATCACCTTGTCTTTCACCTCGAATATGTAACCTTTCGTGGATACCTCGGTGGCTATCGTCTCCATCTCGGATACCAGTTCCAGCTTGTCGCCGGGGGTGGGGACTATCCACGGCATGGATGTTATCTCTAGATAAAACTTCCCGTTTATCACGTAAGCGTTATCGAACCCGTCGATCACGTCGAATAACACCTTCGGGTTACGTCTGGCGAACTTGAACTTGGTCGCCCATGACGGGGCCTTCCCCTTCACCGTCACGGTAGCCACCCTCCCGATATTAGCGGCGTCAGCGTTTATCCTAGGCACGGTCACGTCAACGGGAGCCAGAACCGGGGAACATCTACCGAAGTCATCCATGAAGATGATCCCGTACCCTTGAGTGGTACCCGTTTTAAGCGAGTACGTGGTGGAAGTGGTGGGGGTGTTGTTCACCTTCACCTCTAGCGACACGTCGGTATCAATGTCAAAACCATCAACGTATCCCCCGAACAACAGGGAGTTCTGTATGATCATGCAGCTTCTAGCCATCAGGGGAACGTTATCGAACAGCTTGTTCACGTCCTTCATGGGAACGAGGGGGTAGTTGCCGGAGTAAGAGAACTTGTAAGTGTAATCCACGTTGTCTTCAAGCCCCAGCTTCTTCTTGTCGATGGTTTTCACCTTGTACATCCCCGCCCCCGTCTTCATGAGTATCTCTATCTTCTCCACGTGTTCGTTACCGGTGTTAACCGTCACGTTCACGGCGGAGGTGGCGTTACTGATCTCGTTCAACGCCTCGTTCGAGTACGATCCACGCACGTAAGAAACTGACGCCCCAACCACTCCCTCGTGAGAGTAGTTGTTTATCTTGGTTATCGACAACCCGTAATTCTGGGAGGCGAAGAGGTAAGCGGTGTTACCGTTGATAGCCGTCACGTAGAACGTCCTGCCGTCAGGGGACATTGACATCCCGGTCACTTGATAGTTCTGCGGGTCACTCACGTACTGGGGGGTAACTTTTGACATCGTTTTCCCGGAATCTTTCGAGTAATATATGGTGTCAACGGTCTTGCCAGCGATAGCGAAGAACTTGCCGTTAGAAGAGCAACACATGAACTCGTTGACGAGGGAGGTGGATACCGTGGTGAAGTTCTTCCCGTAATTCTCGGATACAAGAGTGTACTTGTTCTTGGTATCGAAGTTCTGGTTACAAGATATGTATACCACGCTACCGTCCGAGTCACATATGATCTTCACCCCCCTTGGCTTGCTTATGATGGTTATGAAGTCATTCAGTTTAACTTGAGTGAACGTTCCACCTTTCCCGTATTCCGAGCTGTAAGCGAACTCGCTCTTGTACACCACGTACACCTGTTTCCCGGAATCTGACATGCAGAAACCTCCCTCTAGCTTGTTCCCATCCCCCACGAACCCTTGAATCTCTGAAATGGAGTTGTCGTTCTTGTTGTACTCGAACAGCATCAACTGCCCGTTATTACTTCCCGGGGCGCCGTGAGTCCTTGCATAGTATACTTGATCACCGTTCTTGTTGATGTCACCACCGTCGTTCTTGTTTGTGAACATGTTACCCACCACGTCGATAGCATCAGCGTTCGTCTTGAAGTGAGTGAAATACCCCCTCCCCGCTGGGTCGAGATAATTATCATTCGTGCCGGTGAACGCTATAACTCCCTCCGAGTGAAAGCTCGTGTCATTAGCGTCAAATGACCTAGTCTTGAAAGATTTCAAGTAAGCCTTCGAGAAACTAGTGTTCGATAACGACATGGAAAGCTCGTGAGATGTCCAGTACGTCTTCACCCCGGACACCGGGTCCATGTAAGAGTTAACGAACTTTACCTTGTCCTTGTACACGTAACATTCCACCATCATGTCATACTCTACCTTCTTCGAGTCCTCGTCATCAAGCTCGGAGGTTGACGTTGAATAAGGACTTATGGCTGAAGCCTCCCGTGTATCGTACACGTACCTAGCGGCGAACAACGGGTTGATGTTACGCATCTCTCCCAGTTCCGATTTCTCGGCTATCTCCACGCCAACGGAAAGAGGGGGACGTTTAACCAGCTTCATCGCCGTCCAGTCGTAGAACTTGAAGTACCCCCTCGTCTTGGATGTGTCTATCTCCACCGGCTCGTTGGTCATCCAATCATGAAACACCATGATGTCGTTAAGCATGGCGAACCCGCTTATCCTCGTTTGAAGGTTAAACGGCGTGACAAGGTCCTGCGTGAGTACCTCCGGTGTTGAATCGTAAACGAAGGTGGTGGGGAGCATCTTCATGGCCCTAGCTTCCATCTTCTCCATGTCCACCTTGTAAATCGTTCCACCGTCATGAGAATCTCCCTTCTTGGGGGGAATATCGAAACGGAACCTCTTGATTACCACGCACATGTACCTGCTAGTTTTCGGGGCGAGCTGTAATCCTAGGAAACCGTACACGTAGGCTTGATCCTTGTCGTACTCGGTGGACGTCCAGTAGTAATTACCCGAGCTTCCCTGTTCTTCGGATACCGGCATTGGTGTTGACAAGGCACGAGCGAAACGGGTGGTGGGGGTGTCTCCTTGAACCTCTACCGCCGTTCCCACCCCGATGTTCTGGTTGTTGAACGTGATGATGTCCTCTTCCCTCTCGGAGATAAGGAACTTCCAAGTTTCCTCTATGTTGTCTATAACGTCCTTTATCTCCTCCTTGGACGGCACGTACCACCCGAACCCCTGATTGTACGCTTGGGTGAACACGGATTTCTCGTCCTTCTTGTTGTGAAGGAAACATATCGTGTTGCGCAACCCGTCTTCCTCTCGCAAGGTGGATAGCTGGTCAACGAGAACGTGACTTCCCTTGCCGGTGACTGAATCGTATTCCAGTATAGAAAAACCGCCTTGCTTGAGGGCGGTGAACAGGTATATCTTGTTATTGTACTCGTGCATCCCGGCGGTAACCGATCCAGATGTGAACAGTGGCTCGTCGATAACAACTTTCGTCCCGTCCACGCTCTCTATCACGCCCGAGTTCTCCCCATCAGTGTCTATCACCCGGACGTTCCGAGCCTCACGGTATTGCCCCTTCGGCATGTATCGGGGGTCGATGTCCATGTTCATCTTTCCCCCCGAGAAATCTTGTATCACTTTCATAAAGCTCTCAATAACGCTTGAATAATTTCCTCTCTCTTGAAGTTCATTTCAAACTTGGCGTCCTTGTAACGACGGTTCTTCTCGGCTTTCGCCCGTATCTTCTCGTTCATCGGCACGTTACGTCTTCTCTCGATGAGCCTCCAGTATATGTCAGCCTCTAGGTATTTTTGCAAGTACGGGTGAACGTTGATCTTGGTGATGTCCGTGAGGTCCACGTTAGACACGTAGCATATAAGTATACGATCGTAACCCTCCGGCACGTCGTCGAAGGTGAGGGTGTTGTCCCTGTAATCGAACTGGTAACCGTTCTTGCTAACTAGAAAAGAGTTGTGACGGCACGGCAGCATGCACTCGGCTGACTTCATACCGTTGAGGTCTACCCCCTTCACGATCTCGTAGTCGTTGTTGTCGATCACCGTTTCTTCATCGTTCGTCAGGATGTTCTGGGCGGCGTACACGTCATCGTTCTTGAGCATGTACGAGTACCACGTGTTGATGTTGTCGTTGTAGAGGGCGGGAATCTTGTACCCGTCATGCAGGAAGTAGATGGCTATGTAGTCGATGAAGTCGTTGGGCATCCTGAACTTTCCCACCGCGTTCATCTCCCCCTCTGCCTCCTTGTATTGCTTGTCACCCACGTATCGCAGTTCCTCGACCGCTCTCTGGGCGTGTTTTATGACCAGTTCCCTGCTGACACCGTGAACGTAACTGTCCGGGTCAGTGGCGTCTATCAACACCGAGTCGATAATGTCTGTTAGTTTAACGTTCATAGGGCGTTATCTTTTTGAAATTCGTTAGCTTGATCCTGTGCCATCACTTGCATAACTTCAGCCTCCCGCAAGTGGACGCCGAAGCATAACGCTATCTCCACCACGAGGACGTTAAAGAAGTGTCTCGTCAGCGTGAAGTCTTGATACCTCTTGTCTGAAGGGTTGAACACCGGTTTCCCCTCCACCGCCACGTAAGTCCACCGTGGCACCGGTGGTATCTTGTAATAATGCACCTCTATGGAAGTGCTGTCCGGCAACACCTGTATACCGTCTTCCGATACCGAGTAATTAGGGTACGTGACGGAAGGCCTGTTGTACCTAGAGTTACCTATCATTCTTAGCCGTGCCACGTCTATCAAGGTGGCTTCTTTCCCCTCCCTGTACACGGCGTTTAACTTCTCGGTAGGGGGGAAAGGGAAGAAGGGGTCATCTTCCCCCTTCTCCAAATCTTCCACCACGGCGAGCTTGTACAAGGTACTTTCAAGAATGTCTTTCGGTATTGCCGAGTATCCTTGCTTGTCCCTGTTATACTTCATTCTCAACCTGTTAGGTATCTCTGAATATATCTTTGACTGGGCTAGCCCGCAAACGGAGTTAAACTCGTCGGGAGTTATGACCCCGTACCCGTTCTTGTTGAGTAGCACGTTGACTACCTTGTACACCTCGTCTATCATTTGTTCTAAGCGTTTAACTTGGTTATAATCTTGTCGTAAGTGGCCCCTCCTTCCTCGGTTGTCATGGCCCACTCGGCGAACTCGGATATGATGTTAAGACCCGGGGCGCAAGTGTAAATAACGCCACCGCTAGTCCAGCTCAATTCCGTCTTTCTAGCGTTCATCTTCAAGATGTTCAACCGTATACCGGACTGAATCTTGAACTTGATCGTGTTTCTCTTGTCACCGAACATCTCGATGATCTCCCGGGGGTTAGTCCCGGTCTTCATCTTGTCAAGAATACCGGCACGAAGGATGGTGGGATTCATCTCGGTGGTGACTCCCTTCAAGGTGGCGTAAACGGCCTGCAACACCTCGAAGTCTGATGTCTTGCAAAGCTCGATCACGGTACCCATGTCAGTCCACATGCTCTCCTCGATGGCGGCGTCAGCCTCCAAGTCCTCCACGTAGAATACCTTGTTCTTCCCGTAGAAAGGGTGTAGCATGAGGAACATCTGTAATCCCCTGTCTTCAGGGTAAACGGTCCAACGGTCTCCCGGGAAATCTACCCGTCTAAGCTCTACCGGTCCATCAATGTTCTGGTCATTCTCGATGGCGGTGGGGGATACCGGGGTGTAACGGAGGTTGAAAACGTAAGTCTCCCCGTTCTTGCCGGTGTACACGTGACGTGTCTTCGGTCTTAACGAGTGATTGTTACGCTCTCCTGTAAGCAGGAACGTTAAAGGCTTCTTCCCCAACCCCCTCTTCTCTAGGTCGGCGATAATTTGCTCTTTAGCCTCTTCTTCCGTGATTCTCTTTGTTTCTTTTACTGTTGCCATATTCGATTCAATTAAAATTAGATTTCAAATAAAAAGGGGGAGGGGTTATTATTCCCTTCCCCCGAGGTTTAATATTTAAGGTCAATTAAGCCTAGGCTGACACGCCCTCGAAGATTGCCCATTTCTTCAATCCAACGCAACGCAATCCCCATTCAGACAACCAGTCGATACCGAACACGTCCCAAGTATTGGTAGCGTCAGGCACGTTCTGTGACCCGTGGAAAGTGGTTACAAGCTCGCGGCTGTATCCCGGCATTCCCTTGTACAACTTGGTCAAGTACGGGGCGTTGATCGTGCTGTTTTGACCGCTCAAGTCACCGTTGTAACCGGTGGTGATAGAAGCACGTCCAAGCGGTACCATGATACCGTGAATCTGGTTCTCGGCGGCGAAATTATCCGGGTTCAAAACGGTCGGGTCTTTCAACATTTTCCAAGTGGTCTTGTAGAACTCGTAACCACCCATCTTGAAGGCATCGAAACCGAAATCAAGCATCCGTTGCTTGTTATCGAAGTAACCCCAAGTGGCAGAGCCGGCGCCACCAACTTTAGCCAACCAGTTGTCGATTGACAACGATGCCTCGGTAGACAAGTACAACAAGTTGTAAGTCTCACCGTTAACCTTGTCAAGACGCTTTATGATTGATTCGATGTCAGCAGTTGAAGAGATATTCCCCTCGAAACTGTTACCACCGTTTCTGATCTGGTCAAACACTCCCTCGATACCACGGTACCCGGCAGTTTTGGCGGGGGAATCATCGGCAACCTTCTTGCCAATGAACGCTTGAATCTCCATTTGATCCAGCATTCTCTCTCTAGCCTCCTCGATCTCGGCGCTAGTCCAGAACGCGTTCCCATCCGGGGTTTTCAACCATGTCGCGTCGCACATGTCGGAACCGTTGATCTCGAACATGTCCTTACCGATGATAAGGGAGGTTTTACCGATTTCGACATCACGGGTCAATGCACGGGTCATACCCGGCGTTCCTTTCTGGAACTCGTAACCGGCAGCCATGATGGTCAACCCGCTAATCCCAACGGTCCAGTCAGAACCATCGTAAGTTTTAGCGGTAAACGATCCGGCATCGTAACTGTCAGGCATGCAGATACCGTAATTAACTTTCTTCCCTGTCTTGTCGATAACCATGAAGTTCTCGTTAGGACGGATGGTGTGAGCGGCGATCGTGAACACGTCTCCTGAACGGGTAACACCTTCCAGCAATTTACGTCTGCGCCCGGTCATCCCGAAGAACTGGGTATCGGCGGAGATCATCTCCTTTTGAGCGTATTTGTCAAGGAACCCACGAATCGTTTGATTCCCGTACTGGTCGATGATTCTATCCTTCAATGAAGGGTAAAACTTGGTCGTGAAGTCATATAGACTCATGTAGTTACCGGAGATCGGTTGAACTTTAATGTTCGGATCAAGGTAAAAATCTGATGTAACACTTGTAAGCATAATATTCTATCTTATAAAGTTCTTGTTTTTGAGGAATCTCAAGAACTCGTCCTCCGACAGACCCTTGGAATCTCCCTGTTTTTGGGTGTCAGGGGTGGCGTTGGATTTCTTCTTCATTTCCTCCTCAACAGTATTCGCTTTCACCGCCTTCGCGTGTTCTTCCAGTATCTTCGGCAATTCCATCCCGGCGGTGATAACTCTTACCAAGTTGCCATAATTGAAGGTACCGTCCTCGTTCTTGAAAGTCCCTAGCAGGGAGTCGATCCCGTCAAACACTTTATCGTATCTTGACTTGTCACGAATCTCGTAGCTGAAACCATCAATCTCGATCTTATCAAGACTTGACAAGGCTCCTTTCGCCCCCCTCACCCATTCTTCCTTGCCCTTGTCAATATCCTCCTCCACGCGCTTCAGAGGAGTCTTGTATTGCTCTTTCTGGGAGTTAAAATACTTTCTGGCTTCCTCGGCCTTCGTCTTCAAGCTAACCAGCTTTGACCTGTTTCTACGGTCAATTGCCTTTCTCTCGTCATCTAGCATGTCCTCGGTCACCTCCTCGGTCTGGAAGTAGTCTTCATACATGACTTCAATATCCTCCTTGTCTAGCGACGGGTATTGAGTCTTCAGGTACTCCTTGACAACTTTCTCGTTAGGCTCGTTGTCCCAGTCTTTCTGTACCTTGAAGTAATCGTCAACTCCCCTCCCGGTTTCCCGGACGAACTTGTCGATGTTAGCCACGTCAGGACTGGCGTAATCCACGGGTTTCTCAACCTCTTTTTCCACCTCTCGAACCTCTACCAGATCGTCCCACGTCTTCACTTCCTTACCTACCTTACCGGCTAGGTATCCCAGAATCTTGTCTTCCGGTATCTTCGAGAAATCTATTTCCTGATCATCGACCTTGTTGACATCCTCCATCTTTTCGGGGGTGGGGGCGTCTGCCTCGTCTTCAACTTTCGGTTCCGGCGCGGTTTCTCCCTCCTTGACGGCAGGGACCTGTTCTCCCGGCTTGAAAGTTATATCCTTCAGTATTTCATCCAATTTTGCCATTCGATTTAATTTAAATTGTTACACAAATATATAGATAAAATCTATAATAACAAAACGTTAAAAGATTTTCTACGTCTCTTTTATCTTGATTCCATGTACTTTAAGCATCAGCTTGCGCTTTATCTTGTAAACGTCAGTGCGGAACCCCTTGGTGTCCTCCACCACGGTTTCCCCCGTCTCGACGTCGGTGTACACGAAATCTGCCACGTACTTGCAGGCAAGCTCCACGCAGTGCCTGTTTTTACCCTCCCCCTCGAACTGTGCCGGGATCAACGTGTACGTTACTTGTTCTTGCAAGTCCTTTATCTTGCCGGCCTTCTCCAGTAGCTTGAGGGTGGCGGCACGGGCGGCCTCCTTCTTCGAGGCGTGACCACCCGACTTGACGTTCCCGTATTTAGACTTCCCTCTCATCCCCTCGCCCTCCTGTCTCCTTCAGTGCCGTTCTTCCTGCCTCGATTGGCGGAAGATGACGTGTACCTTCTCGTGGCGTGATCGTAGTCCTTTCCGGCACGAGACGCCTTCCCGTGTTTCTTGTCATGTTCACGGTTACGCTGGCTAAGCTCGGCCCGTTTCTTCCTTTGCTCCGGGCGACGGTTAACCTCCGTGTCCGTTTTCTTTTTTTTCTCTCTAGCTTCCGGGTGATCCCGGTAATACTTGGCGGACCTAGATAGTTCCGACCTGTCCTTCTTCGGTGGTGCCATTCGTGTAGTTTTGAGTTTGGTTAACTTCTTCCATCGGTGGAATCTCGACGGGTGGGGCGGCTTGAACGTCCTGCATGGCGTTCATGCTCTCGAAAGGTATGGTTGCCCCTCCCCTCTGTCTCTGGTTTATCATGGCGCTCTGTTGCTGCGCTTGCTTGTACGTTCTCGCGTCCTTTGCCCGCTCCTTGTACTGGTTGGATTCGGCGGTTACCCGTGCTTGCAACCCTAGTTCCCGCATCCTCAACTGGTGCTTGACACGTTCCAGAATGATCTCTCCCTCCACCTTCTTCTCGTTTATCTGGATTTCGGATTGCGTCTTGAATTGCAATTCCTGACCCTTGGCTTGAATCTCCATCATCAGGGACTGCTGTTTCTGTTGTTCCACGGACACTTGAGCCTGAGCTTGCATCTGGGTCTTCATCGCCTCCATCTCCTTCTGTTTCCTGTACGCCTCGTCCTCCCGTTTCTTCATGACGACCTTCAAGTACCTTGACGCCATCTTCAAGTTGTCAATAGACAAGATGTCCATCCTGTCGGACAGGGTGATCTGCCCGGCTTGAACGGCGGCGAGTATCACTTGATCTAGCTTGGCTTTCTCCTCCGCGTCAGGAGCCACGTCAACGATCACGTCTAGGTTATACTTGTACAACGTCTTGTAGTCGTCTATGACATCATCCTCCATCAGGTAAGACATCACGTCATCCGAGAACGACTCCTTGTACATTGACATCTGTTGCGCCCTGTTAAGCGTGACCTCTCCTATCCCCTTCTTCATGCTCATCAACCCCTCGAAAATATGCTTGGTGGCGGTGTTGCTCATGTTAAGCGCCATCTGCTGCGTGCCTACCAGCGCCCCGTTAAGGGGAGCCGAACCGTCACGCACCCTGTTAACGCCGGTAACCTCGTAGCACATGTTCATGTTCTGGTTGTAAGCGTTTATAAGCTGCATGAGCTTCTGCCCGTCAGAAGTGGGGATGTTACGCAAGATGTTTCCCTGTAATACCTGATCATCGTCGTAAGCCGTACCCTTGTACAACAAGGCTCCCGTCTGGTACATCATGTCAAGAACGTCGGAGGGGGTGAGCTTGGCACCGGTACCGATGTCTATGTTCATCAATGCGTCCACGTTGATCTCGAACATGTCAGGTTTCATCTTGGAAATCAAGTGTCTAAGTTTCAATACTATAAGGTGTATATCCTCGGCGTAAGACTTCAAGTTCTCCACGATAGAGGGAACCGTTAGCTCGTACATGATGTACGGTGGCATTACCGTGTTAGCGTTATTCACCGGCCTGATCATGTCTCGCATCATGTGGTAATTGAACACGAGGTTCATGCCAAGCACGTAGTACCCCTCGAACCACACGTCGTATTTCCCTTTTATCATCCTAGAAGATGATTCTTTCGGCAGGACGTAATCCCTGTCCTTGGGTATAAGGTTGTTGCGCTTGCGCTTGAACACCTCGTCCATCGTGGTCTTGAACGTGAAGTACATCACGGTGAACAAGTCGTCCTCGTTAGCCACCTCGTCAGGCTTGAACCTTCTATCTTCCACCCCCCTAGCCAGTTGACCGTACGATACCTCTCCACGACTCTTTCTCACGATCTCGCCGGCTGTCATCTCCATCATCTCGGCGAAGTAGTAACATCCCTTCTTGTCACGGGTGTAGAGGGGGTCGTACGAGTGAAGAAGGTTCTTGCAGTCCACCCTTCTCATGATGACACCGTAGTTCGGGTCTGCCTCCACCCGCACGGCGGCCTCTCCTATCGTTACCAAGTCCTCGGCGATCCTGTTTTGAACCTCCCTGAAATAATTCAAGTCAAACGCCCTGTTAATGATGATTTCCGAGGCTATCTCTTTTTTCTGCCTGTATTCCAGTTGCATGTGAAGGTCCAGCTCTTCCTTGGAATCCGGCACGTAATCCGGCACGAAGTTGATACCGGTGGCCATCGTCATCTCTTGGGTGAAATCCTTGGTTAGCATCTCGGTTTCAAGTCTCTTTCGATACATGTTCCGCTCTTCCCTTGACATGATGTCCACGCCCTTTGTCTTTATCTTGAACATGTCGGCGGGGAAACTGTCCTTCACCACGTTAACGAACTTTGGAACCACGGACGTGAACTCCCAGTTGAGAGACAGGTAAGCCTGATCTTTCGGGATGTTAAGCATGTTCTTGAACCGGTCAATATCCACCTCGTTATCTCGAAGCGATTCCAGTTCCTCGAACTTCTTCTTCCTGCTGGCGTAATCGTTGCCCGTGATCCACTCGAACTCTATGTACCGGGCGTATTCTAACCCGTAATCCTTGCTTTCCTTCTCCTCGTTGGAAGCCTCCCTGTTCGGGATCGTGACGTTTCTTCTTTGTTTATCCATTTTTTAACTTTCCATAAGTTCCAACATTCTCGTATATCCTGAACATGGGTCTCGTTGGCACCGGTTCTATCGCTTCCACCTTGCGTCTCTTCTTGCGAGTGCATCCTATGAGAGCGTAAGCTGACGATATGGAGGCGTCACGTTTCGTCCTGTTCTTGTCATCGAAAGCCAGCCAGTCTTCTAGCGTGGCGTTAAAATACATCTCGGAGCTACCAACGTTGTTCTCCACGAACGACTCGATGGCGGCGTTTATCATCTGCGACACGTTCTCGGACGTGGAAGGCATACCACCCCTCACCCTCTCGTCTTCAGACAGCTTGTCCCGTTCCTTGTCCGTTCTTGTCATGGAGAACTTCCTGTAACCCCTGCGATACATCTCGTCTATGAGGTTGTTGACGTTGTTCTCTATGAGGGCTGGCATCCCGTAGAACACCATCGCCTTGATGGCGTCCTCGAAGAATATCTCCTTGGAATCCGGCCTGTTTATGTATTCTAGGAAGAAGTTGAAGTTGGGCGCACCGGAAGAGTTCACGCCGGAGAACCCGTGTATCGCTCCCTTTGATCCCTTCCCGTCCACGGTCTTGTTAACACGGTACGGGTCTATGCCGAAGTTACCTATATGCCTGTTAAGCGGCAACCACAACCCGTTCTCGAATTTCACGTTATTCTTGAGTCCTTCCTCGGGTATCCAGCTAACTAGAAACCGCCCATCCGGCTTGTCGATGAAGATGACGTGTCCACTATCCGCTACCCCTTGGTACCACTCGAAGTTCCCCCTCCGAAGATGAGTCCCATCCATGTTATCGTTGTGCTTTATCTGGGCCAGTATGTTGGCTTGATTGAACATGCACATGTTAAGGGCTAGCTTGAACCCGTCCTCCTCGGTGCGGGGGTTCTTCCTGTGTTCTTCTAGCAATTGCTTCGGGTTATTCTTTAAAGCCTCGTCCACGTTGTTCAAGTACGTCTTGACGCCTATCGACATGTTCTCCCCGTCCATCGTCCTCACCGGTGATTTAGGGTCCTCGACTATCATGTTCCCGTACTTGTCAATGAACCCCTCGTAATGCTCGAAACAGCTTATGAATATCTTGTACAGGTTGGTAACAGTCTGCCCGTTACCGTCACGTTTTCTTGGATCGGAGTTGTAGTACAAGTACTTGTACCTGTCTCCAGCCAAGGCCTCGGGATCGTTGACGTCCTTCCCGGTCATGAACTCCACCGTGGAAATAAGGATAGCCTTCCCGGTAATACGACGACCTTTAGTTAGGCATTTCCTTACCATCGTGAAGTGAGTTAACGTGTTACCGTTCTGTTTCTTCCACTTGCTGAACTCGTCACCGAAGTAGAAAAGCAAAGCCTCACCGTCGTAACTTGACTCGTTGGTGGGGCGGAAGTTTATGCGTGTATTCAACGCCACGTCCACTATTTCCTTCTCCTGTCCCGCCTTCTTGAGCTTGTTACCCGGCTGGGCGAATTCCAGTTCAGACTTGGATTTCTCGTCCATGCACATGGGCTTGAAGTAGAACGGGAGGCGCGAGAACATGGTAGTGAGCCTCACGAAGTTGGACTTGGCGTCGGTATCCGTCTTGGAAGTCATCCCGGTCAGCTTGTTTCTTTGCTCTATCGTCTTGCAAAGTATGAACGCCATGATACAGTCAGTTGCCCCGAAACGACGAATCTTTTCTAAAATGATACCGAGACACCGGTTATCCCTGTACATCGCTTCAAGAAACAGGAACAACTTTCTCTGGGCGGCGGAGTAGTAGTAATACCCCCCGTCCGCTCCCGTGTAGCAATGGGTCATCATGAACCAGTGGGCGCCGGTTATGTACGTGGCCTCACCGTTATTCATGAACCAGTACCCGTTCCGTTTCTTCATGTACTCGGAATCTATGTAATCCTCGTGTTTCTTGGCCGTGCGGGAAGTCAGCTCCTTGGGAGGTGCTTGCCTGCGCCAGAACTGGTCTTGCCTGAACCTCTTCCCCCAGTCAATATCCGCCTTGAGAGGTTTCTTGGGGAGGGCTATCCTTATATCGTTTATCTCGATGATCTCCCCCACCGTGCCTTCCGGGTCTATCACCACGGCATCAATGTCGGCACGATACCCTGACCTGTCCTTCATCTTGGCGAACTTGTCAGCGTATTTCTCGGCGTACCCTCCCTTGTAATCGCTCTCTTCAAGCATGATGTCTTCTTCTTCCAGCTTGCTCTTCACGTCATGAACGATGTCCTCTATCTCCATCACATCGTTGAAGGCTACTAGCTTGGTGTCTATCATGGTAGATATGCTATCGGCATCGTTACCGATAACGTCATTACTCATCACGACATCTTCCAACCCGGAGTAGAGGGATTCCACCACCCCTTGGCTGGATTCTACTATCTTGTCTAGCGTCGCTCGAACCCACTTCTCCTGTTTCCTGTCATGATTCAAGATGGAACCAAGCATGTTCTTGCAGCTAGTTATCGCTTTCTTCTTTAATTTAATGGCGTTCTTGACGGTGGTTTCCTTCTCCATAACTGCCGTGTCAATATCCGCCGTGATAACCTTCATCAGTTCTCCCACGGCGATCTTGCACGATTGTATGAATCTATCTTCACTCATCTCGTAACTCTCCTATTATCCAAGGTGTTTTCATCCTGTACAGCACCCGGTCATCTATCTTGAACTCGTACTCCGAGTCAAGGTTGAACACGACGGGTGTACCATCGTTTACCCCTTGTTCTCGTAACGAATCGTTAGAGTATACCATGATCCCGTGCTGTTTCTTGTACTTGTCAGCGTTCGCTATCTCGAAGCTACCCTCCTTGAACTTATCGTTGGGGACGGGGGACACGTAGCACCACGGGTCAATCGCTAGATGATCCTCCCCCCTCTTCACGAGGTACACGAATTCCACCGGGATGATGAACATGTCATCGAATAGCTCGTTACTGCTACCCACCTTCCCGTCCACGTATTCCACGCTACGACGCTTAACCATGTTGTGGTGGAAGTAAGCGATGTCCCCGGGCTTTATCCTAGGATCGGATGACGTTACCACCTCCCCGTGTCTCACGACGTATGTCATGTCATCTATCGTGTTGTTCACGTAAAACTTGGTTCCACCGGGGGCGGTTATGGTAGTCTCGTACGTCTCGGGAACGTGAACGATCACCCCGTTAATCCCTTTCAAGTTCCTTTTCATAATCGCTCACGTCAATGGTTAAACTCCCGTCATCGTGACGGTATATCTCTTTCCACACCACCGCCTCGTTGCCGTCCTTCTCCCGGACGTGTATGGTTATCTTGTCACGGTTTTTAAGGCGCTCCTTCTTGATCGAGTGTATGATCATGCTCGTTAAACCCCCACCCCGTGACGTGAACGACAGCGATTGTCCCACCCGGAAACATAACTTCCTGCCGTTATCCATGTAGCTAAATTCTCTCAATTCCATCTCAATTATTATTTGCTTATTAATATTCCACCCGCTAATCCTGCCAATCCCCACACCCACCATTTCTCGTACCACCGGTCCCTCTCCTTTATGACGAGGGGTTGAATGGCGGTGGTGGTAACGTACGGGTTCTCGTTAACCACCCTCACGATGTACTCGGTGCTACCCATGAACTTCTTCCTCTTGCCGGAAACCAAATACTGGGAGGCGTACACCTCGAAGTTATCGAAGTGAATTCCATCTTCCATCACCGTTCCGGAGACGTACCTGTACTTGTTCCTGTCATGGAAGGGTATGTACACGTTCCTGTAAACGGTATCAAATTTTATCGTTCCGGTATCCCTGTACACGGTGTTCACATTGACGATAAACTCCGGCTTCATCCCCTTGATCAACTGTTTCAGGGAATCGTTCTCCTCTAGCACCTTGCTGGAAACCGACAACATGGATAGCTTCTCCGCCACCTCCCGGTTATACCGGTCCTTGTAAAGCCTGATGGTATCCTCCATCGCCTTGGCGTTATACACGTCTCTCCCCGCTTCTCGATCACGATTCACGGAGTTCAACGTGATAAACACCACTAGCACGGTAGCTATCCACGCTATCGCTATTTTCCAGTTATTCTTCATCAACTTCTTCTATAACAGCTATTATCTCCTTGTCATGTATGGCAACGAACTCGTCATCACCTAGGAAGAACGGAGTGCCAGTACGGGAGGGGTGTAACACGATGTCTCCCCCCTTCACGTCATTCCTGCCCTCGTTCATGGCGACAACCTCGCTCTTCCGTGTTATCTCGTTTCTCGTCTCCGGGATGAATATGCTCCCCACCTTTCGCATCTCTTGCTCTGTCTTCTTGATGATCACGTAATCGTTGATCGGCCTGATTCTTTTCATTTCAATTCAATTTTAATTATTATTCTGTTTTTCAACAAGTTTAAGTATAAGCTCGTATTTAGACTTGTCCGATTCCCTCCAATCCTCAATATTCTTCCGGAGGGCGTCCATCTCCAGTTTTATGGTGCGTTCTAAACTCTTGAACTCGGCGTTATGGATTTCCCTCAAGTTCAACAACTCCTTCCTGATCTCGTTATCCTTGAAGTCCACGTACTCCTTGGTCGGCTTGTTGAAACTAGTCGCCATAGCTGTCGTTACCACTAGTGCTACCGCCCCCGTCACCGCCTTGGCAACGTTGCCTGTCACGTTGTCTATCCAGTTGCTCATTTTCAGAAAATAGTTTAGTTATGGCCTTCGCCATGATTAATAACGCCCCTATGATGAAGTTAAGCCATATTTTCCAAGTGTCAGAGAACGGGGATGTGGTTATCAACCCCTGCCACATGGGAAGGGTGTAGACGCACGTGTCGCCTATCATCTTTATTTTCCGTGGGGTGGGTTTCTTCCAGTTCTTGACGCTAGCTTGCATGACTAACTCCTTTCTTCTATAATTTCCCAGAACACTTCATCACCATCCTTGATAAACTTCTCGACTAGAGCCTGTATGTCCCTGTCGGCACGACCCTGTATCGTTCTCTCCCCGGTACGGTTGTAAGCGACCAGAGGGCATCCATCGGTATCATCCACGTCATTGCCACCGTGAACCCTTATGCCGGAGAATTTCATCCCGTTAACGTCAACGGTTTGTCCCGGAGTGTTGTACAACAAGATCATGTCTCTCTCGTACTTCGGGCTGTAAGTGATAGCAACATTGTACTTGTGGGCGGGGATGGCCGTCTTGCCGGGTATCTTCACGTCTCTCACGGCGTCTTCAAGCACCCAGCAGAAGTCCTCGCCTTCAATCTCGATCCTGCCAACCGTGGCATCATCGAAGAACTCTTTCCTGATATGTTTGATAATATGTTCCATATTACAAATATACGAATTAAATCTTTCCGTAGTATCTAAAAAAGGCACCGAAAGGCCTAGTTCTCAAGTAATCCATGTTATCACGGTTCTCTTTAGCCTCCATCTCCATCGCCGAGGCGTAGTAAGCCTTGCTGTTGGATTCTCCAACCTCTTTCCCCTTGTCTTTTATAACGTGGTGAATGAACGATATTAACCACTCGACGAGGTACATGATGTAGTACAACGTGAAAGGCAATAGGAACGGCAAGAACGCGTACCAGTGGTAGGGGGAGCTGAAAAGGAAACTAGCGAAGTAAGCGATTATCATACCCATCGTGAAACAATCTTTCCATTGACGAACGTGAATACGTTCCTCGTTAATGGCGTAATCAGGTAACTGACCTTCTTTCATTTTCGTTAATATGAAAGGGCCTAGCGTTATGGTTGAATACCCCTTGAAAAGTATCAACCTCGCCAACCAGTTGTTGTAGTAAATTTTTGTCATGTACATAATAATTGAATAATTAAGCTGTTATCCTAGCACCGAATGTTTGAGCAACTCCTTGGAATGTAAAGGTAAATGTTGCATCAACATTCGGTGGAATTAAATTTAGATTGAGTGGAATATAACAACCACTCCCATCAAGATTATTAACAATATTTTTGTGCCAATCACCCAATGCAATCGGAATATTAATACCACTTATGGCTCCCGTTGCCACTAAATCGTAATCCCCTAAATCATCAGTAACACCCACGTCTTTTGACATGGACCTACTTAAATACAAGCACGAGCTATTCGCTTTACTTATTGTTAACTTGTTCGTTGTAGACGCTTCAACCATGTTAGGAACTATCTTGTTTGTCGTTGTTCCAGTACCCCCGGTACACACGTAAGGCTTGATACTACCCCACGAATCTATTGATGGCGATTTAGACGAGCTTACGATCATATTCCCCTTGTACACCCTGTGCAATAATTGAAGCTCCATCCCGGCAAGCGCCCTGTTAAAATACGAGTACTCTTGCAAGCAACCGTTCCACCAGTCAAGGGGTTCTGTCGTGTTGTGGAAAGCCCTACCAAGCCATATGTTCCCATCCCACCCCATCACGCCAGTACTACCGTAATCGACAGGTCCATTAAGGGGATGGTCAGAAGGGGTCATTAAGCCATATTTTTTACCGTTTAAATAAAAGTCAAAAGTTTTTGAAGGCCAGTCGAACACGACTATCAAATGATTCCACCCGTCCACCATCCAGTTTGTAACAGTGGCTTTACATACTTGATTTGACGCTCCATTGTACACTTGGAACCTCATCACTTTATCCATGGGGGTTCCCGGGGAATCAAGACCCATAGCGTATCCAAGACCCATCGTTCCATTACCATGTATAACACCACCCATGATCCCATCATAAGTCGTGTTAGCTTCCGCGCGACTATACGCGCACACGGATATGGTGAATGATCGCGTTCCCTTTACCACGTCCGGTAAACGAAGGGCTACCCCCCCACCAGACAAGTCCAAGCAGGGGGAACCGTTAAACCCGATCATGTAATAAGATATATTCCCCGCGTGATCAACCGGGTTATTACCGTTCCCGGAGTAATCATCAATGTCCCCACCTAACGGGAGGTATACCGTGGGTTTTAATTTTAGAACAGTGCTTATACCTGCCACTGGCCATATTTTCTTGCCGTTTAACCACGCTTCTTGTAATTTCTTGCCGTTCAAGGCTCCATCCACGAGCTTTCCTACTTTTCCTAGTTCTATTGCCATACTACGCGAATTTAAGATACAACCTGCCTGTAACCTGTGACGATTCTCCCGGTATCGTGTCCACAACCTGAACCGACGTTACCATGTTAGCTGCCGACACCGTCTCGATACATTTACTCAACTTGGTGCACTGGGACGATGACATCAACCCGTTAGAACTTGATGAAGCCAGCCCGTACGTCGTGTTCGTTGATGTTATGGTAATGTTACCTGAAGCGTCACTTGATATAGAAGTGGCACCGGCTCCAATGAACCTTACCTGATTACGGTAAGCGTTATCATCAGTCACCTTCAAGTAAGGGTTAGATATAGCCGAGTTGGCAGCCGTACCCGAAGCACCGGCGTACAATTTAGTCGTGTAATGAGTGTTCGTGTCGGTGTCTGTCCAAGGAACGGAAACGTACATCTGCCCGGAAGAATTCAACTGGACAGCGTAGTTTTTAGACGCTAGTCCCGTGGCGCCGATCTTGACAAGACCGTAAGTTGACGAAGTGGCGGCACTGTAAGTGGAGTTAGTATCCGTCCACGGCACCGCCACGTACATTTGACCGCTAGAATTAAGCTGCACGGCGTAATTCTTGGACGCCAAACCGGTAGCGCCTACCTTCACCAAACCTAGCGTTGAAGATGTAGCTTGAGAGTAGGTGGTGTTGGTGGTGGGGGGGGTGTATCCTAGAGCCGTGGTTACCATTGATTTGGTGATACCTGTCAAGTAGCCTCTACCAGATACCCATTCTTGGGTAGCAACAAGTTTTTCTACCATGTACAGGTTTCCCCAATATCCATTAGCGTATCCAGTAGATGTACCGTTTTTCCAATACCATGTAGTTGGTATTATTGTATCGCTAGGAGTTCTATAATTAATATAAATACCACTTTGATTAGATGTTAATATCCACTCGTTACCAGTATTAACTATGGCCGGGTAACCACTCAATATTTTAAATGTTGATAATGGGGCAAATTTACTGTTAGCCCACGTTTGCGTGGCGTACCCTGACAGGTCTGCTGAAGTGAGTAGTTTTGCTTTTGAAATTGTATTTCCGAGATAAGCACCATCAGTTCCTACAAATAAATATTTCTTGCTTTCATAGTTATATATATAGCTTCCAATGCTAGACAAGAATCCAATAGCTGCCTTACTAGTTCCGTTTAATTGAACTTTAATAAAGGATTCAGTTTCACTAGAATTTGTGTTATTTAATATTAATGAATTAGATATTGAATTGATAATTAATTGACCAGATAATATTCCCCCTGTCAAAGGTAAATATCCACCTAGTTTAGTATTAACCCATTTAGTATCAGCTAGGAACTTCCAATCAGTAGAATTTCCAGTAGAAGGAGTGTATTTTCTATACGCCATTCCTGTACCATCAATATCCCCAACTAATTGAAATGCATAATCTCCGCCCCAGAAATAGGTAAGAGCTACTCCATCACCAACTGACTGTCCACTCACAGGATCGACCCCCGGTTTATTAATTACATTTTCTCCAGCAAATGATGAAATATGTAAAACATCATTTGATGTTTTACGAATATTAAGATTATTTATTCTAGAATCAGATGAAAACCCAGAATATGATTTAATAATACCTGATGAGAATATACCGTTGGTAGGTACTTTTGCCGCATTATCACCGTAATTACTGGAAACAAGCAAATCACCTATCTCTATCCCTCGTGCCGATCCCGAAATGGTGGCGGCTATCTTGTTATTAGTGCCTAATCTAAAATCAACACCTGTATTACCGAACATATACCTTTTAGAGTATATGGTGTGTATTGATGCGTAACCAAATGACCAGTCATTGGTGCCAAGGTATGAGGTGCCACCCGAATCAAGAGTTGCTTGAGTGTTAGGCAATAGTCCTTGGGCTGGCGTCCTAAGCCAATTGTAGGTAGTCCCATCTATTCTGGCGATAGATGGATACGTGTTCGCATCCATCACCAGCACAGCCACGTTCTCGTCCGCGGTCACTACTCTCTTCCAATTGGATGAATCACCATACCCTAGGTTATTGGCGGTTCTGAACCACATATAACGAGTTCCATTTTCAACATTATGATTAATATCAAAGGCGAGTTGAGGTCGAAGTACTACATTATTATAACCGGAATTATAATTGCCATCTATTTGTAAAACGGCACCATATGACATTCCGGTGGGGGCGTTAGTATTATGACCAATTGGACGATAGTAATTAAATACTATTTTAGGAGAATCTGGACCTGCAAACAAAGTATTGAAATCAGCATTAGATCCTTCAATATAAGTAACAACAAATCCATATGTCCACTTGTTGTTGGTTGGCAAGTATTGAGAGTAGTTGGATTCATCTAGTATCTTGTAATCAGTTGCTCCCTTGGTGTGAATCAAATCTACTGCGCCACTTCTTATCTTGGTAGTTCCTGTTGCACGACCAATATGTGCTAACTGAGTACTTTGTGTCCAAATCAAGGAATTTCCATCTGCATCATCTAGTGACCATACTGAAGGAACTTTCATTGACGTACCGTAAAACCTGTATTGAGCGGTATCATATTCCACGTCTCCTACTCCAATCCATGCAAAGTTTGAAGTACTACCGATTCCATGACCACCGATCCGAATACTAGTAGCATTATCACTATTGGCTTTAAACGTGATTGATCTTTCCCATCCACCTGATGTTGTTATATTTACCAATAATTGGCCAGTACTTGACACTTCAAATGGGCCCACGTTGAACTGTCCGGCAGTGAAGGTGTTTTGAGCGGTGAAGGTGTTAGCCTCGCTCTTCTTGGCCATGTCAGACACGTCCGGTATGTCAGAGGTGGAGGCGGGGGTGGGGAGGTTGCTAGCGTCCCATATCTTGTAACTATTACTATTCTTGACATGTACTAAATTAGTATCATTTGATCTAAGATAACAGCCACGTCTATTACTACCAAAAATAATAGTTGATTCATTAGCTGAAATAGCTGATGCGTTACCAAAATCAATTCTAAATATTGTATTTAATTCTAGGGAATCTGTACAAAACTTGTATTGTGCATTATTATACCCAACACTTCCAATTCCAATATATGCGTAATTAGCAACAGTAGATGAACTCACCGAACCAAAAGACACTTTCGTATCTTCAAGGTTATTGTATTTGAAATACAATGACCCTGACAATCTTTCCAGACCTTCTCTATATGGAGTATTTACTCCAAAGTCACTATTTGAATCTACTCTAAAATTACCAACAGAGAACTTGTTGGCGACAAACGAATTCGTTCCAGTGAAAGCGTTATTCCCTGACTTGGTGGCGGGGTCGGGGAGGTTGCTAGCGTCCCATATCTTGTAACTATTACTATTCTTGACATGTACTAAATTAGTATCATTTGATCTAAGATAACAGCCACGTCTATTACTACCAAAAATAATAGTTGATTCATTAGCTGAAATAGCTGATGCGTTACCAAAATCAATTCTAAATATTGTATTTAATTCTAGGGAATCTGTACAAAACTTGTATTGTGCATTATTATACCCAACACTTCCAATTCCAATATATGCGTAATTAGCAACAGTAGATGAACTCACCGAACCAAAAGACACTTTCGTATCTTCAAGGTTATTGTATTTGAAATACAATGACCCTGACAATCTTTCCAGACCTTCTCTATATGGAGTATTTACTCCAAAGTCACTATTTGAATCTACTCTAAAATTACCAACAGAGAACTTGTTGGCGACAAACGAATTCGTTCCAGTGAAAGCGTTATTCCCTGACTTGGTGGCGGGGTCGGGGAGGTTG